CTTTCTAAATTAAATACATTATCTTCTGCAACATTAATTGTTGATTGATCATTACTATCATATGCTTTAGCAAGTGCGCTTTTGGCTCTAGAAATCCTTGTTTCTAAAGAAACAGGAGTAAGAGAGTCAAAGTTGAACTGGGTCTTTCCTGCTTGAAGCTCTGGCTTCTTATATTCTCTAGTGGCAAGAAGCTGTTCTTTAGTAACACCTCTAGCTTGAGCAGCTTGCTCAATAGTTTTGTCGTATGTACTTTCTCCAAAGACTCCCATAATACCGCTGCGTTCTTTGTATTGTGTCTTTAGTCCCATACCAGTAGGGATAGCAAGTTCTTTCTTAACACGCTCTTCAGCAGTAGGGCCTGAAGGCTCATCAGGAATAACATCTCCTTTAACAAAAGACTTCCAGTCAGCTTCATTAAGCTTTCCAGTTTTTGCAAGTTGTTCAATGGTTCCTACAGCAGCAGTGTCTGAAACAATGTCTTTAAGTTGTGTCTCTGTAAAGTTTGGATTGTAAGAACGAAGAGTTTTAATAATGTCTACTCTTTTAGCAATTTCCAAATCATTTTCTTCTCTAATCTTATCAAACCTTTCCAGCATATCTTTAGCTGCTAAAACACCAAACTGTTTAGCATTTTTTTCTTCGTCTTCAATAGCTTTGTTCGCACCAGCAGCAGCGCCACCTAGAAAGGATGTAAGTCTAAATCCCATTATTTCCTCTTACTCATTAGTCCACCTTCTACGGAAGTGGGGGCAGAAGGCTCAGCAACATTGCTTTCTTCTTGCATGTTTTCCATTGCCATTTTAATAGCTTTATTAATAAGTCTTGCTGGCATTGGTTTTTCTTTCTTAGGAAGTTTCTCTTCTAAAAACATAACATAGTCAACACCTTCCACTTCTGCTGCTGTCTTTAACATTTCAATAATAACAGGAGTAACTAAAATACCAGCATCAATAGTGTGTACCCCAGCAGATACACCACCAAGCATAATTGATTCTGCAATAGTAGCAATGGGCATGCCATTATCAATGGTGTCTAACAAATCATCTAGTGCTTCTTTATTACTAAGTCTAGTAATGTAGTCTTGAGCTACTTCTGCAACAGAAGCAAACTTAGGAGGTCTTTGCCATGCATATGTCTTAGGCGGCACTGTCCAAGAGATGCCCGGAATTTGTGGCCTAAAAGCGTCTTGTGGAACATTATTTTCTGCCATTTAGAAACTCCTCTCTAGCTTCTCTAATGCCTTGAACAATGTTTGCTATCAGCATCAAGTCTTTGTCTGTAACTTTGTCTTCCTTTTTTAAAGGCGTAAGAAGACTTGGCTTTTTAACAGCTTTGTTTTTCTTGCCATCAATTATGGCATCAATTTTGCTTAAGTACGTTTTAATTGCTTTCATAATTAACTCGAAGTAGTAGTAGCAGAAGACCATATTTTAGAAACGGCTGTAGCTACTTTATCCGCATTAGCAATTAGACTAACAGCAAGAGTACCAAACGCAGCACTAGTATCCGTATCTGCTGTAATTTCAGCAACAGCAGAAGCAGACGAAGCAGCAATAGTTGTTTTTACAATATCTGTCTGCCTATCCATTTCATTCTCACCAGTTTTCCAAGACATTGTTATCATATCTCTGTATGTCTGGCTATTAGCTGCATATTCAGAAGCAGACAAATCTGTAGCATTCTTAGCATTAACAGCATTAGCTGCATTAACAGCCGCTGTGTTTGCTGTAGAAACTTCAGCTAATATTTTGCTATTAGCAATTTCTATTGAAGTAGACATATTAGCATTAAATTCTTCTCTTGCGTTGGCTTGTTGAGTATTAAACTTAGAAACATCAGCAGCAGTGGCTTGATTAGCAATAGACACTTTAGTTTGTTCACCAGCATTAAACTGATTAGTAGCTGTTGTAAGCTGAGCATTCACTTTATCTGCTTCTAGTTTATTAGTAGCGTTAGTAATTGATGCCGCATTTTTAGCAGCGGTATCGCTAAGAACAGCTTGAGAAGTCTCTTGCATTTTAATAACGTCCATCTGCTGCTTGTTGTCCAAATTTTTCATGTCCATTGCAAGGAACGCTTGGGCAGTAACAACAGCAGCTTGTTGTCTGGCATCAAGGTTTTTAATATCCATTGCAGCATATGTTGCAGCATTTGCAAGAATAGTGGCTTGTTTATTAGTCAAGTCAGCTATATTCATTTGCTGAATAAAACCTGCATTAGCAATAGCGTTTTGTTGCTCTGCTGTAAAGTTTATATTAGCAATTTCAGAAATCTTAGCAGCATTAGTAATATTTACTTGTTGTTTATTACTAAGTTCTTGTCCTGATATAGCAGCATCAATTTGAGCATTAGCCAACGCTGTCGCTTGTTTATTAGACAAGTTAGTGACATTCATTGTCATACTATTTGTACTATTAAACAACCTAGTTTGTTGTTCATTAGTAAGCTCAATCTTTCTTTCGTCAAGTTTTGCAGAAGCATTAAACAAAGCTGTTTGCTGTTCGTTATCCAACACCTTTCCTTTCATAGCCGCAGAAGCAGCAGCGTCTTGCATGAAAGCTGCTTGCTTATTAGTAGCATCAAACTTTGCAGACTCAAAAGATTGTGTACTCTTAAGCATAGCCAATTGCTGATTATTGGTAAGCTCTTGCCCAGCAATAGCTGCTCTAACTTGTAAATTAGCAATAGCTGTTTGTTGACTATTAGAAAGGTTTGCCAAATCAATCTGCATGTTCTCAGCAGACTTTGCAAGAGTAGCCTGTTGCTTATTAGTTAAATTAATGTTATTAACTTCTGCATATTTAGCGGCATTGGTAATTGCTGTTTGAGAAGCAACATCCAAATTCTTAAGTTGGAAGCCAGCCTTAAGCTGAGCGTTAGCAAGGACAACAGCCTGAGTATTGGAAAGATTTGACATTTGCAATGCAAAAGCATTGTTGCTGTTTGTAATAGAAGCTTGTTGTTTATTGTCTAGATTTTTTAGTTCAATGTTTTGAGCAGCAGCAGCGTTAGCCAAAGCAACAGCTTGTCTATTGTTCAAATTAGCCAGACCCATTGCAGCATATGTCTCAGCATCTTTAGCTGCAATAGGAGTAGCACTTTCCATTGCTGCTTGAACAATGGCAGCACCAGCCATAGAGCTATTTCCCAGCCCTCTTTTAGCCATAGCAGCATTAGCTTCTCTAATGGCTCCAGCAGCCCATGCAGGAGTGCCATTATTAAACTGTGACATCATCTTTGCAAGCTGGCCTTGAACAGTGCTGGCAGCATCTACTACTCCTGTTTGTGCTTCAGCAGCTAAAGATTGACTAAAACTTCCTGTTTGTGCAATAGCCAACGCAGCTTTATCAAGAGTTTCCATTGTTGCTGCTGCTTTAATAGCGTCTTCTTCAACAGCAATTTGAAGCTTTTGTTTTTCAATGTCTACAAGTTCTTGATCTGTAATGTTTCTTGTTTCGCCAGTAACAGTAGAAACTCTTGTTGTAGCTGCTTCGTTTGCTGCTAGTTTTGCTTTATCAGCCTCAAGCATTTTAGCAGCATCTTCTGCTTTGAATGCTCCAATAGTGGCAATTTGAGCAGAGTCTAATGAGTAACTTGTTTGTGCTGTAGCAGTAGGGGTTGGACCAGTAAATGTAGCGGCTTTAGCAATATCCGCTGAAGTTAATGCTCCTTCTTGCGCTGTTGCATAACGAAGCTGATCAATATCTTTTCTAGTGGCGGCAGCAGCTATTTCACCAGATTCTAAAGCCCTTAAATCTTTAGTTGCTACTACTGCCGCTGCTGGTGCTGAAACTAAAGCAGCAATAGCGGCTGAAGAAAGTGTTCCTTGTGCTGCTGATACTTTAGACAGTTCAGAAAGCTGGGCTGTTTGTGCAGAAAACTTGTCCTGCGCTGATTGCAAAGCACCTAATGATTGTGCAGCTGTCACTACATCTCTAGAAACAGCAGCGGGGGCAGCAGCAGTAGAGGCCGCACCTATTGTTCCTATACCAGCAGTGGTAATAGCAGTAGGAGCGTTTGATACAGTTGCTCTTAAATTTGTTGTATCAGTTTGAGCAGCATTAATAATAGGAGCGCCAGCAATTTTAGGAGCGCCGGTCATAACATCAAAACTACTAGCAGCACCACTAGTTAATGTCCCAGCAGCATTTGTTGTCAATGCTCTTAATTGTTCAGTAGTTAATTTTCCAGTAGTAGCTGTTTCTCCTGTTGTTCCACCAGTAGTTGTGGTAGTAGAAGGAGGTGTAGTGGAAGGAGTATTAACACCAGCAGCTTTAGCTTCAGAAATGCTTGAATATCGTTTACCATCTGGTCCGTAGACATATGATTTAGACATGTCCGTAACACCAGATGTAGAACCACCAACATTAAACTTCTTTACCATCCCGCCCTTACGCATCTTTGGGCCTAAAGCAGTAACAACTTTCCCATACTGTTGCTGAGCAGCGGGGTTGGACTCAATAAATTTGTCAAACATACTCATTGGGCCTTCATATCCCAATTTACGCGCAACAATTTCTTTTTGAGTTTCGGTAAAGTTTTGTTCCATTAGCGTAAAGCCTTATTTAAATACCTTGTCAATAATAAATGTAATCATGCCGCCAATAAAAGAAGCAATAACCATACCTACCCAAAAGCCGCCTTTGCTTTTGTTGGCAAGTTCTAGTAGCTGAGTAACACCCTGCTCTAGCTTATCCACTTTCTTTTCTAAACTTTCTACTTTGGCTGTCAATTGTCCATAAGAAAAGGGGTCAATTTCACTCATGTCATTATCCATTAGGAAAGCAGAGAAGCTTCAGCTTGTCTTCTCTTAGTTAGTCCTGCTAACACCCTACCAGCAGCTTTGTTCCATTTCATTATTTCTTTTTGTGCGCCTTCCCAGTCGCCAACATCAACTCTTTTCTTTAATGTAGAAATCCTATAATTACCAACTCCGCAATTATAAGCAAAGCTAATTATTGCTGCATATCTTCTTGGCGCTGTTTTTAACAAAGAAGGAGATAGTTTAGCCACTTGACTTGCAAAATAAAGCAAATGTTTATCCAACTCTTCTTGTGCTTTCTTTTCGGTCCAGACTGTCTCAGGCGTTATATCAGATCCTGTACATCCCCAACCAATAGTATAGGGATGTCCTTTAGTGCCGGGATCTGGATAAGCTTTGCAATCACCGTTGGGCAGACGTTTAGCATAGCCTTCAAAAGGCTTTACTAAAACATTAGCCGCAATGGTGATCGCTTCTGTTGTCATTTAGAATCTTTATACTTTTCAATAGATCGACCAACAAACCAGAAAGTAAGACACATATTTAACATAGCAAAATCATCAGTACCCCAAGAGCTAGTCATTACTGCTGCCCAATCAGCGTTTACTTTAAAGGCCATGTAAATAGCAGCCGCTTTTACAGCAGCGTACATAAAGAACAAAGCCCATGTAATTCCGGGTCTGACTAGAGCAGACACAGCAGAAACAAACCAACCAGCTTCTTTAGCAGTGGTTGATTGTTCTTTAAAAGCTTCTTTAATTGCGTCTAGCTGATTAGAAGAATAGTCAACATACTTCTCTTCCATCTTAAACTCACCACGCATCTTCTCCAAATCAGTTTGAAGAGTGAACATGGAAAGCTCATGGCCCCTTTCGTTCTTCTTATCAAAGTGTTTTAGCACTTCTGGAGCTAGACGAAATAGTCCACCAAAAAGACTACCTAACAAACCACCGCTAAGCATTTCTAGCATTATCTAAACCTCCTAGTTTTTTTAGCAATAGCTTTTGGCTGAGCTACAAATTGTTTACCTGCTTTTTTACCTTCACGCTTTGCTTTAGTAGTAGCAGCATATTCCTTATCACTTAAAGAAGCAATAGCTGCTTTAGGTAAATACCGCTCACCAGTTTCTGATGATTTTTTACCAGACTTAGTGGTCCATTGCTGATCTCCCCAATCTTTAAGAGATTGCTGTGAAGGTTTCATTTCTTTTGTTTGGGTGGTGTGTGAGTTAACACTTTACTTGTTGCAGTGTGCTTTGCCCCTGTCATCAAAACACTACCTACTTTGTGTGTCTCACCTTTGTACACTTTACCGTCAGGTAAATAATGTGTTTTATTCTTGCTCATGATTTGTATCCCCCACCAGCAGCTTTGTATTTCTTGGCAACAAGCTGAGCTTTTCTAGCAGACCATTCACCAGCACCAGTACCCATAGTGGCAGCAGCTTTTACATCAGCTACAATTTTCTTACGCAATGTAGGCTTTGTATAAACATTAGCTTTTGTAGCCATCACTTATCCTTCATTTTATTAATAATTTCAAAAGCAGTTTTTACTTTCTCTTCTAAAACCGCAACTCGCAGATCAAGCTTAGATAGTACAATGATAAGAGTTATAAAGCCTAGTAAAATAGGCCATGCTTTAAGAAAAAGTTCTGCAATTTCCATTACTTTAAGCTGCCGCTTGTTGCAATGGAGTGAGATCTTCCGTAGTCCAGAAGTCTTTGGCAATCATAATGTTCAAGTGATCTTTGTTGCGCTTGACGCAATCGGCCCAATCAACATCAGACATAAACTCTGGCTTTCCACCGTTGATCAGGTCTACTGAATCCATAGCGGCTTTGTAGTGTTGAGCGATCTGCTCTGGGGTGTTCTCAATCATGGTCATACTCCTTTAAGTTGAGATTTGAGGCTCGCAACCTCGGCTGAAAGTTCTTTGACAGCGTTCACCAGATACCACGTTAGGTTATCAGGATTTACCGACAAGACTCCGGTGGTTTCCTGCGTCACGCAATCTGGCAATACCTGTTGAATTTCTTGGGCAATTACGCCCAACTGAATACCGGATTTCTTAATAGCGTCCGTAGGCTTTAGTTCTGCATCTACTTCTTCTGACAACCGATATTCAAAGTTACGAACTTGAATGGCTTTGATTTTTTCCAAGCCAACATCGTTGTTAACAATGTTCTTTTTCAATCGGCGGTCAGAAGTGGTTGACCAAGTGGACGCATTGTTTCCTTGGAAAACACCACCGCCTTGTGGGTCTATAAATCCGGTAGTGCTTCCCTTGCTAATGCCGCCCTGTGTACTAATAACTATTGAATAATTGTTGCTTCCTGCCGCAAGACCAGTATTCATTCCAACAAGAATGTTGTTGCTTCCGGTTGTTAATGGCCCGCTGTTAGAATTATATCCGGCTTGTGCTCCAATACAAGTATTGTAACTTCCAGTTGTGGCGTTGACTCCAGCATAATCGCCAACAAAAGTGTTATACGATCCAGTTGTAACGCTATGTCCAGAAGTGCCGCCAACAGCGGTGTTTGAAATTCCTGTTGTGTTTACTATAAGCGTTAAGGACCCAAGCGCGGTATTTCTTGAATTCGTTGAAGCCTTAAGTGCTTGATAACCAACTGCAGTGAGATAGCCGTCTGTATTGGTAGTAAGACTGCGAGCCGCTTGGTATCCAACAGCAGTGTGTCCAGAAGATGTGGTAAGGCTATACCCTGCTTGACATCCAATTAAAGTTGATTGGCTTCCGGTTGTGTTTGCTACGCCCGCATAAGTCCCAAAAAACGCATTTTCAGTCGCGCTGGTATTGCTGCTGCCAGCCGAAGTCCCTACAAATGTATTATCATTGCCAGTATTTGCGCCCCCAGCACCAGTGCCGACAGCAGTTAATTTACTGCCACCAGCGCCAGAAGTCTGTCTACCTGTTCCTTGACCAATACAAGTGTTTTGGTCTCCAGAAGTCATTCCGTAACCAGCGGTCGCACCGACATAAGTACACTGCGTTCCAGTGACGTTACTGTAACCCGCTTGAAAGCCTATGCAAGTTGTAAGTGCCCCGTTGCCCGCTGTTGATAATGAATACCCTGCTTGATACCCCACCGCAGTACAAGCACCACCGCCGTTACCTGCTACGCTTCCAAGGCTGTAGAACGCTTGGTAACCAACTGCAACAGTCTGTCCACCAAACCCGCTAGTGGCGGGAGAGGCCAAATAAAGCGCTTGATAGCCAATTGCTACGCTGCTGGATGAAGTGGTGTTTGAATATAAGGCAGTATAGCCTACCCCCACGTTGTTGCCTCCAGTTGTATTTGAAGCGAGTGAATAATTTCCAATAGCGCTATTGCCTGTACCGGTCGTGTTGTTGCTTAAAGCGGTGTATCCAAAAGCGTCGTTATTACTCCCCGTTGTATTTAACAACAAAGCAGTAGCCCCAACCGCAGTACACAGCCGACCGGTTGTATTGGCTGCCAATGAGGATTTGCCAACCGCTACGTTTAAGTCTCCGGTTGTATTAGCATATGCCGCCTGATAACCAACAGCAGTGTTGTTGGAGGCGGTGGTGTTTGCTCTAAGCGCCCCATTACCAAATGCGGTGTTAGATGAACCAGTGGTGTTGTTTCGCAGTGCGCTTTCAATTAAAGAACTAGCGCCACCAAATCCTGAGTTTCCTGAACCGGAAGTATTGGCGGCAAGGACAAAAGTACCAAATGAATTGTTGTCTACACCAGTTGTGTTTGAAAACAAAGCGTTTCGTCCAACAGCCGTGAGGTGACTAACGGTTGTATTTGAATACAACGCTGCAAGCCCAACAGCAATGTTGTTTTCTCCAGTGGTGTTGCTAAAAAGCGCCTGAGTACCAACAGCAGTGTTATTGGAGCCGGTGGTATTGGAATACATCGCGCCATATGCCCCCACCGCCACATTTAAAGAGCCGGTAGTGTTAAGTTGCAGACAGTTTTTACCAAACGCGGCGTTAGTTCCGGTTGTGTTTGTATATAACGCTAGGACACCAACCGCAGTGCTTTCCGATCCGGTATTGGAGTAGAGTGCTTGGTAACCAACAGCGGTTATGTTAGCGCCCGTGCTATTGCTATACCCTGCCTGATATCCCACAGCAGTGTTATCGGAGCCGGTGGTGTTAGCCGCCAACGCACTGAGGCCCACCGCAGTGTTGGTCGCAACCTCACCCGCACCCCGCCCAACCGTCAAGCCATCGATGCTGGCAGACGTTCCACTTGCCGTTACCGGACTAATCCCGGTATCGCCGTTAATTGTTACAGCCATTATTTGACCTCTGAATGAAACGCCAACACAACGTCAGCAGTCCACGCAACATTGCAGTAAGCAACAACATTCTCCGGTACGCCAGTCAAATCTTGTCCCGGCGTCAGGCTTGACCGATGATAGGTTTTTGATAATTCCACGCCGTCCTCAAAAACGCGAGTTGCTTCTCGGAACAAAATAATACCGTTCTCGGTGACGGTGATTTGATCAATCTTGGTTTCTTTCGTAAGCATAATAATTCCTTGTGTCTGACTACACTAATCCGGTGTAGTTAATCTGTTTGATAAGTTGCAGAAAAATACAATCTGGTATTGTTTCCAAAAAACGCCGTCGAGGCTCCGTTGTTTACCGATGTCCCTGCCGCTGTTTTAGAATTTAAAACAATTGTGGTTCCAGATCCAGTAAGCGCAAACGTCATTGAAAAAATACTAGAAGCGCAAGAATCATAATACCCAGTCTGACCGCCTGCGTCAGCATTGTTTGCTGTTACGGAAAATGGCAAACCGCTAATAATTGTAGTAGATCCAGTTCCAATTGAAGTTGGCCTTATTGCGCCAGTGACATAAACAAGCCGTCCTATTTTTACATAATTGCCATACTGAATGTTATAGACAGCAGTCCCGCCGAGGCTAGGCGTCCAAGTCCCTTCTTCGTAATCATCCAGCGTATTGGCGTTAGTTGATGCTGATTGAGTTGTAGGAAACGTAATTCCTATTCCGTTTGCTGATGTATCCCCACCTGCAAAAACCAATGCACCTGTTGTGTTGAAACGAGCGCGTTCAGTGTTACCCGTTCCAAGTGCCAAACTTACGCTAGTTGCCGAAAATATAGAACTAACTAGACCAGAGTGTGAAATTAAGATATCGCCATTAGCCGCTGAAAAAAAACGAGCACTGCCAGAAACTTCTAATCTATTTGTTGGTGTTGCTGACCCAATTCCTAGATTAGTCCCATCAAACACTAAATTAGCCGAATCTTGCAACACACCAGACGCCCCAGCAAAGGGAACCCTTCCGCTTGTTAGCGTACTGCTTGTCAGTGCCGGAGTACCGCTGGCTGTAGGCAGAGTAAGGACAACCGTACCCGCTACAGCAGGAGCGGTTAGCGTGACCGTCCCGGAGGTGTCACCTGCTATTACGATAGATGCCATTATTTAGCCTCCAGTTGGGCGATACGGTCAGTGAGTGATTGAATAAGGGCTTGTTGCTCTTGAATGGCAGCGGTCAGAGTGGCGACAAGGAATGAAGTGTCAACGCCCTGTGGCTTGATTCTGCCTTCCGAATCAACAGCATCCTTTTCACCAAAAACAGCGTGTGGGCAAACGGCTTGCAATTCATGCGCAATGAACCCCTCGCCGCTGCTACCATCTTCTTTCCAAGTGTAAATGCAAGGTTTAAGGGCTGCTACCTTATCCAAAGCACCAACTAACGGTTTGACGTTTTCTTTGAGACGATAGTCAGAAGAAGTGTTATAAGAGGTTGTAGTAGCAGCATCATTAAAGGTAATAGATCCAATGGCAGCAGCATTGCTTTTTTGGAAATTCATAAAGGTTCCGGAAAATCCAGACCCGGCTCTATCGCTACGCATACTTGCAGCGACATTATCATAAATGGTATTGTGATAAAAAATCGCAGGGACTTCTCCGTTAACAGACAAATTAGCGGCTGTTCCCGAATTTGATAATGCAGATGTTGGGCCAATACATAATGACCCACCTGCTGTCAGAGTCATCGCCTGTGTGAATGTAATTGCATTACCTGCTGTTCCAGAGGGGGCGGTGTACCAAATGTGTTGACCCGAACCTTGAATGTACTCTGAGGCAAATCCATTAGTTAAATAAATACGATTTGAACCATTAAAATAGCCGTTGTTGGTATAAAAACTAGATGAGTTGCCACTTGTAGATGACCACAAGGAAGTTGTACCACCAATCTGTAAAGCTCTAAATCCTGACCAAGCACTCGGCGTAACCCCCAGACCAAGGTTGCCGGAGGAGTTGAGGAGCATCCGTTCAGTAAGGGTAATTGAAGTTCCGGCAACTCCATTGGGCGCGTTTGAAAAAATAAACGCGCCGTCGTTCATGTTAAACCGACTGACCTGTTGACCGGAATAAACATTATACAAAAGTGTGTTGGCGCTAGTTAAATACCCGCCAACCACAATACCACCGGCTGCGGAGTTAGTTTGACCGGTAATAGTAGTTGTATTTGTGCCAGACGAGCCAATCTCAATATTTCTAAATACTCCACCGCTGCCACCGAGTGGAGCACCCGAAATTCCAATTGCATTTGTAAAATTAACAACTTGTGCAGCACTTATAGAAACAGCCGTAGTATTCGCCGTCTGAAGTTGCAGCACCCCGCTAGTATCGGCAGTCGATACCAATCCAGAGGACGTTGATGCGTTGATCGTAGTTGCCATGCTTAATCCTTAGGAAACAACGTAGCGTGATCCGCTGCTGACAGTTAGCACCACACCAGACGCTATTGTAATTGGCCCAGCAGAATGTCCACTGTAACCAGCAGCAATTGTATAACTTGTAGCTACTGTCAAACTATTAATAAATATGCCATTACTTGCTGTAACCACCGTAGATTGTAAATCACCAGCAGATGGTTTATACAACAATTTAGCATTACTTGTATATATTGTTGTAGCACTACCACTTGTAGCATCAGCAAAGAGTGGATAGACGTTAGTAGAAGTAGAGGTGTCATTACTAACTGTTGCACCACCAACAGAATTCCATGCTGGTGAACTACCGCTATACCCTTCAAATTGATTTGTTGTTGTATTATATCTCAACATACCAACAGCAGAAGACCCCGGACGCTGCCCAGTAGTACCGACACTAATCTTCAAAGCACCAGTTGAAGAGAATGTACTATCGCTTGTTACAGTGATTGCACCACCAATAGTGGCATTGTTAGACAAAAAAATGTTTCTAGGTCTTGTAGCACCAGAAGCACCAATGTCATATGTATTATCAGTGAACAACAAATTACCAGTGAGTGTGCCACCGGAAAGATTTAGTTTAAGAGCATCAGCGGTATCTACATACAATTTAGTAGCAGCATCTTCATTTGCTGTTGGTGTTCCTAATCCGGTAATCTTGTTTGTCCCCATAGCAATAGCACCAGTCATTGTCCCACCAGACAATGCCAAATAACCAGATGCAGGGAGATAGGCAGCTAACCATGCTGATCCCGAGTAAACACGCATCTCATTAGCTGTTGTATTAAAATACAAAGCACCTGTAAGAAGCGCATTACTGTCATTATCCAACGCTGGATCAGATGCTTTAGGCCCCAAATAGCGATCATCAAAGCTATCGTAAGAAGCAGCAGCAGCAGTAGCACTTGCTGATGCATTGGTAGCCGATGTAGACGCATTGGAAGCCGACGTAGCCGCGTTGCTGGCAGAAGTAGCCGCAGCCGCCGCCGAAGTAGCCGCAGCAGTAGCACTTCCCAAAATACCATCGACATACGTTTTAGTAGTTGCATCTTGAGCGTTTGTTGGGTCACCCATTCCGGTAATTTTGCTAGTGCCCATTGCAATAGCACCGGACATTGTACCACCGGTAAGGTTTAGTTTAAGAGCATCAGCAGTATCTACATAGCCTTTAGTAGCAGCGTCTGTACTTGCTGTTGGTGTGTCTAATCCAGTAATTTTATTGCTTCCCATTGCAATTGCACCAGACATAGTGCCACCAGCAAGTGCTAGTTTAGTTGCAATGGAATTGGTAACTGTTGTGGAAAAACTTGCATCATTGCCCAAAGCAGCAGCAAGTTCATTAAGAGTATCTAATGCACCGGGAGCAGAAGCAACAAGATTGCTAATAGAAGTATCAACGTATCCTTTAGTAGCTGCGTCTGTTGAATTAGAAGGGGCAGAAAGCCCAGTTATTGTCCCAGCACTACCACTATCCATATCCAACGAACCATTAATGGTGACGTTATTAAATGTAGAAGTGCCGCTAGAAGCTGTTACGTTTCCTGTTAGATTACCAGTGACGTTACCAGTAACATTACCAGTAAGATTGCCGGTAACATTACCAGTCACAGCACCAGTCAAACCACCAACAAAGCCAGTAGTGGCTGTAATTGTAGTGCCAGTAATTGCTGCTGCTGTAGTGCCACCAATGACAGTGCCGTTAATTGTTCCAGCACTAATTGCTGCTGAAGCAATAGTTGCAGCAGTGTTTACTGTTAAATTGGTAAAAACACCAGTGGAGGCAGTAGTTGCTCCAATGGTTGTTGCATTAATTGTACCGCCACTAATTGTTGCTGATGCTGCAACAACGCTTGCTATTGTTGCTATTCCAGCAAGAAAAAGGTCTTTAAATTTAAGAGGACTGGTTCCTAAACTAAATACATTGTCAGTAAGTGGATTTAAGACATTTTGAGCAAGTCTAACTTGTTCAGCAGCAGCACTAGAAACATTAACAAAGAAACCAAGTCTATTATTTGTACTATCTACTACAACTTTGTTATAAGCATTACTATCTGAAATTAAAGAAACATAAGCTCCTTCAGCAGCAGTACCGTCATGCCTATGACCACTTGCTTGAGCAAACGCATCTCTAATAGCATTATACTCATTGTTAATTGGAGCAGCACGAACAATAGCCGTAGGTACTATATCTGCTGATGATTGTCTAACATATCCAGCCAAAATACTCTCCTTATCGCCTATCGTTCATTGAGTAATTCAAGACAAATCCTTGAATAGTGTGGCTTGCGTTTGTGTCGTTTGTAACATATTTCATTGATATTGAAAACCCACTACCATTCATATTTGTCTTTCTAACTGGTGATGGGTTTCCGTCATAAATTGCTGCTGCATCATAAACTGCTTCGTTATAATAAGCTGCTGCTCCGCTAGTAGTAATTGTAAAGTTAGTGGGATTAAAAACCTCTAATTTATCTGTTGTATCAAAATCATAAGCAACAGAAAATACAATGCTTGTAGATCCTTCGCTTCTTAAAAAAGTGGAAATGTTATAAAAGTTCTTTCTTATTGTTGGATCTTCAAAGTAATAATATGGAGTTTGATAAACACTTAATATAGCTGCACTATTAAAACTAGTTCCGCTTTCTTGTAAATATACTTTACCAGTGGCGTCCCCATGTATTACAAGTTCATTTACACCAACATATCCACTGTCTGCACAAGTTGCTGGTATACCAAAAAGTAAGCTATATTCAAAGCCAATTCCTTGATCTGTCTGTCTTAAACCACCTAACACTCCAAATGTTCCTTCATCTGGAATAAAAAATCTAAATTGTGATTTTTTACGAACAACAACAGAACAAAGAGTTTCTACATCAATGGAACCTGCTACAAGTTCTTGTAAAATTGCAGATATTGTAAACTGAATTTTCTTTGAAATTGTTTCAATATTTGTATCACCAATTGTAGTATTTGCTGTAGCTCCAACTGGTCTAAAACCGTCTGGTCCTAAAAATATAAGATTACCAGCAAGTTCAACAACGCTATCTGGAACTACACACCCTAAATTAGACGTAACTTCAACAAGAGCAAAATCAGTAATGCTTGTACCTGTTACTCTTTTAATTGTGTTTTTACCAAAGACAAATAAATCATCTCTAAATTGTTTAAGTTGTACAATATCAAACCCAACACTAATCACACCAGCACCATTTGCAGGGCTAAAATCTGTTTCAGCTAAAGGAGCAGAGAAATAAAGATTTTGAGGGTCTGAAGGATCTGCACCTAAAAACATGTGGTTTTTAAATGCTGCTGCATACTTAGGAGAATTTGGTGCGTTAGTATGTGTAATTTGTGTGTACGTTGTTCCGTCATAAACAGCAGCAGGATTAATACCGTCTACTAGTAATACTTTTGCAGCTACAAAATTATATTTAATAAACCTCACTTTCTTTACGCCCGCCATTGTCACTGTGCCGGGAGTAGTAATTGCAGACCATGTACTACTAGAGTTTACCCATTTATAAAAATAATTTGTGCTTGCTGAAGGAGCGCGACAAGCAAATACTGCATCATTCAATCCTTCAACAACTGCAACACCCAATACTTTACCAGTGCCTGTTACAGTGCCATAACTATTAGCAAACCCACTAATACGTCTATATCCACCAGTTGTAGATGGTTCATAATTGATTAGTTGTGTAGCACTGCCGGGAGAAGATTCTGGCTGAGCAAGTAAATCTCTGTTAGTGTCCAAACCACCAACACAGTTAACTTTAAACCCATTAATCCTATCAGCCACTACATCACCCTAAGAGAGACATAAGATCTTGTAATAGCGGTAGATTGTACACTAATTGGTTCGTCAAGAAGAAGCCTTCTCATAGATCTAATTCCTTGATCAAACTTCTCAGCATGAATGTTAGCACTTTGCTCATTAGATCTAAACAACATCATGTATGCCATTGCACCATCAATGACAACATTTTTAAATCTATCTGGAATTATACATACATCTGTATAAACCACTAAATCGTCAGGAAAAGACCAATATTTATATTCCACTTCGTATGGATTTAAAGGAAGAGGACTTACACCAAATTTGCTTTCTTGTGTTTGATAGACATAAACTGGAGGAGCGTAGCCGCCAGTACCAGCATTGTCATCTATAGGTCTACGTTGTTCTGTGTAGTAATCAAATGTAATAAGTTTAAGCTTGCCGGGACTGTTGTTATATGTTGTAGATTTTTTTAAATAAAAGCTATCCCAATCAACGCTAGAAGTTGCTGTTGGAAAAGCATAAGTGCCTGTCCCAACAGTTAATGTTTGTGTGTATGTTACAAGTGTAAACGGCCATTCTTGTGCAGAATGAAGAATTTCTCTAATAGCTGAGTTAATGGCATCTTTAGCCAGTGCTTGAATATTTTTAGCATTAGCAAAGTCTGTACTATCCATTGTTACTTCGTTCATTCTACGAAGCAATTCATTAGTTAGAGAAAGATAGGTAGCCATAACACCCTACAAAAATAAAGGGGCAACACCATTGCTGATGCTGCCCCTATTACTAGCTTACATTAAGCAAGCTGATCGCGGTCAACTGACAGACCCAAGATTTCTCTACGGTCTTGAACGTCGCAGATAACAGCAAAGACGCGGATCTTACCTGCACTTAGCGTGGTGGTTTCAGTAACCAACAGCAAGTCCAAGGTGTCAGCAGCTTTAGTCACGATAGGGTAACCGGCAGTAGCTGGGGTGGCATAGTCACCCACAGCAAGAGAGCCAGTCACACCGAAAGCAGCCACATAAGCAGCAGCCGTTACACCAGTAACGCCCAAGCTCACCGTGCAGCTACCCGTTACAGCACTGATAATTTCAAAGCCAGCAGACAACACAACGGATTGTGCAGGAATCTGAAGAGCTTCGATTACATCAGCAGCAGCCAAAGCACTGCCTTTTGCCGTAACAGCAGCAGCCAAATCAATGACGGTTTCTGCGACATAAGGCATTTGACGAATGCCGCGTGAAGGATGCGTACCTGCTCCAACGGCATTTGAGAGAGTGGAAATCGTTGCCATTTATGTTCTCCTTAAGCAGCGTTATACTTAGCAGTGACAATGCCTTCAGGACGCAAAATTTTGCGACCATAAAGATGCATACCACGCACAATGTCAGCAAAGCTGTCAGGATCACGATAGGTTTCAGTCTTGGTGATTTGCTGAGCAGTTGCAATAGCAGAATCATGACCAGCAACCATTACACCAAAGTTGGAGTTTTGGTTAGCAGTACCCGTAGTGGATGGACCCGTTCCCAATTTAGGAAGGTTATTAGAAACATATACACGGAAGCCGTGCAGGTTGTTAATAACCAAACCATTTTGTAGACCTTCGCCGCCAAACAAGCCATTCAAAAGACGGCTGTCTTCGTCTTTAAGAAGCTCAACAAACACTGAATCAACAACAAGCCACCGCCCCTGCGTGTCAACAAACTGTTGATCAAGCAAACGGCTCATCCGTGCAATAACTTGCAGTGGAGTTGCGGTTGAGGTAGAAGCAGCAGTAGCTCCGGGGAAACGTGGTGACAATGGAATTGAATGGTCGCCAGCAGAAGCAGTGGTAATGTTACCAAAGTCGCTTTTCTTCAATTTCATTGTTGCAAGCAATTCGTCTGCGCCAGCAGTGGTAACTGCCTTAGTACCGGGAGCAGTCGTGCGAGCAGTGTCAGCTTGAATATGTTTAGCAGACTGGGAGAAGCCAGACAGGTAACCAAGAACGTCTTGGTCATACTGGTCACGCAAACGATAGGCTGCACGATCAGAAGCCATTTGCATGAAATTAACATGCGAATGTGCTGCTTCAATATCGTCAATCTTGAATGCGTAGTAGTTAGCCTGATCAACAACCAGCGTAAAGTCTTCGTCAGTCAAGTCTTGTGCAGTAATTTGCGTACCGCGAGCATACGTCGTGACAGAAACTTCTGGTTCTTTGATGATTTTAACGCTATCGCCCATGTTGGAGATTTCGCCAAAATAATCACTATTAGTGATGTCTTCAACAGTCGAAGCTTTGCGGAAAGCAAGCTGGACTTTCTTACTGTAGATTACAGGACTAAAATTACCATTAGGTAGGTTATTATATCCTGTGGCCTTTGGAAATGCCATGATAGTTCTCCTATAGTGTAGGCATAAATTAATACGCTCAACTTCCTACAGGGGCTGTATTATCTAGGTGTAACGCTAAATCGTTAGGCTAGAAAAAAACAGGTGTCTCTGAATTTTGTTTTGTGCGTTTTACAAATAACGTAACTGAAGGTAGGTAAACCGGCTCCAGTTACGTTGATGAAAAGAGATATAACAATATTTTATTGTTATGTCAATACTTAACGAGCCGCTCCGCTCAAATCATATACAAATTTACCAGAAGCTTGTGCTTTTTGAATATCTTCCATAGCAGCTTCAAATTGCTTAGAAGACATCTTAGCCACTTGAGATTCGTAAATAACCCCTTCAAGACTGCTCTCATCTGGAGTTGATCTATTTCCTCTAGTAACTATACTTTTAGCCGCTTCTTTGTAGTCAGATGTTTTTTTCTTGCCAATGCCCTTGTCTGCTTTATATAGATCAATAGCTCTGGCAGCAGAGCGAGCGTCGTTATCATTATCATAAAGAGCATTTTGAATCCATTGTGGTTGTTCCTCTACCCATGTATGAAATTCGTCAGAGTTACGAATGTTGTCAAAGTCTGGATGAATCCTCATAAGTTCCATTTCTGCTTTGCTTCTAACCGTTTCTTTTTCTCTTTCATCCAAAGCGCGAAGACGTTCCTCAATACTTGCAGATTGTTCTTTAGCTTTTTTAATTGCAATGGTTTCTACAATTTTAGCTACGTCTGGATATGTTTCTGCCCAAGCAGCAAGTTCTTCTTCACTTTTAGGAAGTTGAATTTGTTTTTCAGTTGATTGTTGAAGTTGTTTATTTAGGTCATCAATCTGACGCTTAAGCTTGTTTTCCTGCTCTTGAGAATGTCTACGAAGATCACCATAACGCTTCTTAAATGTTTTTTCTTCAGGATCGTTTGGCTCTTCTTCAACTACTTGGTTTCCTTCTACATTCTCGTTTTCTTTTTCCAAAGCAGCAATTTCTGCTTCTTCTTGTTCAATGCGTTCTTTATTGGTATTTCTTTTACCAAATGCGGAAGCAACTGTTTTCTGTTCTTGTTCGATTACCATTTCCATAAAAGTCCTTAAGGTTGGGCTGCACTTGCAGGTCGCAAATGACGAAGATTATTATTAAATATTTAACTGGCTTCGTCAACAGTTAAATTTGTGTATAGCCTTGTGGTACTGGAATTAAAGATGTGTCATTGACAAAAGGTACATACACAATATGACCAGTTGCGTTTTTAAGTTTTTGCATTCTAAACCCTTTAATAGGGGCGTTTTTGTAAGTAGCTTTAGACAATGTTGGCGTTGCTGGTGTAGTTGTAGTTTTAGTAGCATTGTTTACTACTGAACCAGCGGCTGCTGCTCCTACCATTGATGCACCAATTTTTGTTAAGTCTGTTATAGACATTTGTTTATCTGCTGCTGCTGCCGCAGTGTCTGCAATTTTTGTTGGTGTCACTGCTGTAGTAAGGGTGCTAAGTCCTCTATTAATTCCTGTTAAATCTAAATCGCTGACGTTACCAAGTGTACCAGTGAGATTAGAAGCACCACTTCCAACTTGTCCTAATGTTCCAGCCATTGAATCAGCATTAGGAGAAGAGGGCGTCACTGGAAAATTACCAGTGAGATTAAGGTTTGTAATACCTCCAGTATCTGTTCCTACCATAGCATTAGAAGACACACCAGTAAATTTTCCCGGCATAAAAGCTTCTTTACTAAATGCTTGATTTGTTTGATCTGCTAAATTTAAAGTAGTAGTAGGAAAATTACCAGCAACTACTGGCGAAGTTACTGGTGTTGTTAAATCTTCAATAGGAGCAACTTTTGTGTTTTTAACTCCACTAGCTTCGCTCATAAGCCCTTGAGCGGCTCCGGTAATTGCACCAATATTTACATCGTTGTCTGTAAGACCAGCACTAAGTGCGCCACTAATTGCCCCGCCTAGTGCATCAGCAATCTTGCCGCCAACACCTGTAAATCTTTCAAAAAGTGTTCCAACACTTGTGTTAGCTGTAAAAGGAGAAAGAAGAGTTGTACCTTCTATTGTAGGTAACACTTGTGAAGCTGCGCTTGCTGCATTAGCAATATCTGCTAATTCAGAAATACCAAAAGTAACTGCTGATGGGGCTACAATTTTTAAAGCATCTTCAATACTATTAATATTACCTACAAATCCCTGCATTCCTAAATTAAGAGCAGCAGATCCCACAGCAGTTGCTGCTGATGCTGATGCGGATCCTCCCATAATAGCTTGTCCTAAAGTAGCACCAGCACCTGTTGCCATCAATGCAACAGCAAGAACTGGAAGAATAGGAGCCATTGCTTCTTGCACCGCCCCAAACCCAGACTTGCTATAGCTTTGAATTGGCATAGCAATAAACGTGCCATCTGCTTGTTTTATTGCTTGTAAATTGTATTCTGAATATCCATCACCTCTTCCTTCAGAAGCAAACTTATAAGAAGGAATAATTTGATTTGTATTTTTGTTATAAAATTCCGGTACTATTTGCTCTGGAATATAATTGTATGATTCATCACTTCCTGATGCATACCCCGCCCTTACTACATCTCTTACACCAATATCTGTTATGTTAGTAACACCATAATCTCTAGCTAAAGATGTAGCAATATTTGTAATATGTGTATCAGCATCTAATGGCGATCTATTTTTATAAATATCTGTACCAGCTTTAAGACCAATAGCTTGTATACCACCCATTTGGGCAATTAATTTATTTTTATTAACTTCCCAACCGCTTACAGTAGTAGCCATATATTATTCGCTTTCATTTAAAATGTTATCAACTTCAGAAGAAAACATTTCATCATCCATTTCTTCTTCATCATGCAAAGCTTCTGGGTTTTCAACTTCTTCAGCATTACCCATTTGACCAATGTCATTCATGCGTTGTAAACCTTTCTTTGCCATATCACGCATTTGCATTAGTTTTTCTAAACCAATGTAACGCACAACATCAGCAGGGAATACAAACTCCCCTTCGCTAAGTTTTGCATCAACGTCATCCCTCACTTCTTTTTGAAGAGCGCCGGGAGGAACGTCATTACCACTGGCTTTATCAATAGTTCCACCGTCTTGATTAAGACCGCCTTCTTCAAAGAGTTTTTTGCTTTGTTTTATAGCTTGCACTTCGCCCCCCTTAGCAAAAGGTTTTACCGCACCTTCTTTATTAACATTAAACAAAGGATCTGTCTTTGTTGTCATTTTTAAAAACTTATCTTTCTTAGCTAAAACAAGAGGCCCAATTTGAATTATTCTAGAAGCAGATAAAATTGGATCTCCAGTAGCTTTGTCATAAAATCTACTTCCTCTATCTGGATTCATTCCAACTTGAATCCATTCATCACTTTTAATAGCTTTTTCTGCAAATGTTTTTACAGCATCTGGATCATGTGGAACCCAATCACCAAACATCCTAGCAATAGTAGCTTTACCCATTCTTCCACCGGAAGCTAATGGTTTCTTTCTAGCAATGTCTAAAGCAGTTTTAGGATCTGTACTAAAGTCTACATTATCTAATACTGCTGTTTTTGCATAAGCAATTGCATTACCACTTTTTTTACTTCCTTCATGTACAGAAACAACCCAAGAATCATAGTTGTCGTATGCACTAATATCTAGCCTAGAAGCTACTCTTTCTCCAGCAGGAATGTTTTTATTTAAACCAACAATACCCTTTTCAACTTGTGCGTCAGTTAATGAATTAGCAATTCTTTCAAAAGACGGAACAGTAGGAATTTGTTTTAACGGAACAATTGGTTGTAATGTAGAAGAAAGTTTTTGAAATTCTTCAAATGATATTTTGTTATCAAAATAATCTTGTGCAGCTTTTTCTATTTCTGGAAGTCTTTGTCTGGTAGTAGAAACTCTATTTTCTTTTCTCCATGCTTCTTTTTGTTCTGGAGTAATTTTTAAAGTGTTAAAAGCACTTTCTCCTTCTTTACTAACTAAAACAGGAGACTCACCAAATTCAGATGTTGTAGTCTTTAAAGGCTTACCCAAAGAAGAAGTTTCTTCAGCAACCTTTGTTTTCTTTAAAGTGTTTACTGCGGCAGGAGCAGCTTCTTCAGCAAGCTCTGTAATTCCTTTAGCAGCAGCTTTAAATATAGGACTAAGCAATCCCATTTACAACATCCTTAAGATTTTGAAACTGTCTTAATACTGCTAATGCTCCTTGTGCTTTATGTAGCTCTGCAACATTATTTGTTTGTTCCATAACTTTATGTTGTCTCTCAATGTAGAAAGCAACAAGATCAGAAAACACTTCCCATTGAGGAATGGAATTAACAAACGGCTTAAGTTTTTGGTACTGCTCTGCATTAAACATTTATATTAGCCTTGTGGTGGTGCTGGTGGTTCTGCCGGTGGAGGGGCGCCTTGCGGAGCGGCTGAGAATCCCTGTTCTCCGGGCACAGGAGCGGCCCCAACACCAATGTTGCCACCACCCCCTCCAGTCATGTCAGCGACTGATGGTGGGCCTCCTACCCCTTGTGGGGGCGCAACTCCAGCAGGTGGTGCTGGCGGCTGTGTCTGCCGCAAGATTTCTGCCTGTCGCATTGCCTCATCCATATTGTTTGTAACTTTGTCTGGGTCCAAATCCATTGCTTTTGCAATTTCTCTAATGATATACGGAAACTTAGCAAACGGCATAAGAGAAGGACTACTAGCAATTTGTAAGAATTGCATAAGCCGTTGGCTCCTAATTTCGTTTGCCATCAAGCTTTCTGTACCTCTAGCATTAATTTCCAAATCGCCTTTGATGGTTTGGTCAAAGTCAAACTGCATGTTAAAACTAAAAAATGCTTTTCCCATTGGAGAAAGCAAATAGTCATCAAAGTTTTTAATAACTGTCTTAATAGCCCCGCCAGCGGCATTCATCAACATACTAATACCAGATGCTGTCCTACCTACACCACTTACACCTGTTTGCCCATGTGCAAAGGATGCAAGACCCGTTGACTCATCAGCCAACTGTCTCGCTTTATCAAAAAGCTGCAAGTTTTCTTGCGAAACATTGGGAAACTTTGTTCCAAAGATAGCTTGTCCCGGAGCACCGCCTTGCCGTCTAAACACTTTACCGGGAAACACTTGCATGTCCTGACCCGGAACCAAGTTGGTTTCATCTACTTCAAAAACCAAATTACCAGAAAGAACAGCATTGTCTACAGCCATACGCATAAACCCATTCATTAAAGTTTGGGTGTCTTCCATATTTTCTGCAATGCCAACACCAGCAAGTGAATATGGATTAAGTTCATACGGAACAGCGTAATAAGGAATCTTTGCTGGCTTAAATGGGTTAAGTACAAATCTGATGATTTTTCCATTACAAAACCAAATGTTTGCTTGGAGTTCTTCCATTTCTTGATATTCATCTGGAACATTAATGTCGTTTTCTTCCAGCAAGTCAATATCAATGTTGCCCCAATACTCTAACACTTCAAATCTATCAACCCCAAAGTTTGGTTGGTAGTCGCGGATATCGTCCTCCCAATACTTCTTAACATAGCCTTCGCCTTGTTCGATAATGTTGTCGATGACATTGGCTCTGAAAAAGGGGCGACGTTTAAGAGCGCGAAGTTGGGTCCGACTAAGCTTATGTCTTTCAATGACGTATTGGCAGTTTTCAGTGTTGTTTGTGTCCGGGTCCCAATAGAAGTTCCATATACTGACATGCGAAGCTTCTGGCACTGTCTTAATACTAGGATTGTATTTACCATCCTCACTCCATCTTGGATATTCTTTATTTGTTGCAAATGGTCCTTTCATAACGCCAGTGCCAAACAAAGCACATTCAAAAGCCGCCGCTCTCAAATGTTTAGTTGCCCCGCTTTCGTCTAGTTGGTCATGGATTTTCTTTTCCATTTTCTTTGCAGCAACCATTGCAGGATAGAAAGTTGCTGCTGTTGGCGTAACGCCGGGGCCTTCTTTGAGATTTGGAATTCCTGACAAATCTTCTTTAAGCGATCCCAAAAGAGTTTCCAATTGATCAAGACCAAACCCTGCGCTAATACCGGCGCTTCCTTTTTCTCCAAAAGGGATTTCAGTTGGAGATGTAGGAGCTTGTGGTTGATTGGGAGGGGCTTCTTTTGGATCAAAATGAACAGCCTCAACAACACCTTCTGGAAGGACAGATGGATCTACACTAAGAGGAAATTTGTTATTTGCAAAAAGAACATCTACAATTTGACCGTAAGCAGCCAATACTTTTGTCTTGGTCACTTTAATAAATACACGCGATTTTTCAGTTTCAGTGAATTGAACATCAGAACTATAAATACCACGATAATTGCGATAGGCTCGCAACCACCTGTCTTCGTCTTTACGTCTGCTTTCTTCAGCTTTACTATATCTTTGTTCAACAAAATTAATAACGCTTTGAGCTTCTGGTGTAGCAAAAGACCCATCAGAAATATCATCTAGGGCCAATTGTTTATCAGTCATCATATCTGCCATTATCTATTCCTAATATCCAAATGTGGCATCTGCAATTTTCATTCCAGAATGTCTAGAAGCTAAAGGATCATAGTCCCATAAACTACTTCTAGGTCTACTCATAATTCCGTAACGCAAAGCGTCATATAAGTGATCTTCAGCATGCGTATCAATATCTTCTGGATTTCTTTTATCTAACGGAAGTATTGGTAATTGTGCAATAATATTTGTGCAATTACTTGTTATAACCATTCGCGGATCTTCTGTAAACGGATCAAGCTGCAAACGCCTATGCAATTCATTTTTACCACTAACTCTACTACCAGCACTTCTATCAGACGGTCGCCATCTACAACCCTCTAATATCATTTGTTCTGCTAAAGAAGGTCCAGTGTCCCCTCTTTTATGCCAACAACTGCTATCTAATACACCATATCTAATAGTACCGTCGTTTTCTTCTGCTCTCAATACCATATGGGCAAGGTCTTTTGCCAATACTTTTCTGACATATAGCTCTCTATATACCACAAGTTGTTCAGAAGGGGACACGGCAAACCACACAACAGCACTGAAGCTCCCGTAACCATAATCGCACGAACGAAACTTTGTCCAATTTTTAGGTATGTCGAAAGGGGATACAACATGTATTTGCCTATTAAATTCAGGAAATGCCGCTCCTTCAGCAACATCCCAATTACCTTCTAGTAATTGTTTTCTTTGATATTCTGGAAGAGACAACAACATTGTTTCATAATCACCGCTCTCAGCCAAGTAAGGATTGTCAACCAGCATTGCTGGTATAAACCTACGTTTAAACAGCGGCAATCCTTCTTTTGAGTGTCCAACAGGATATTGTAGTGTTGACCCACTTTCAATATCTGTTGCCCAAAAGGATTTACCAGCCGGTGCTGGATCAATAAACATCTTTTTAACCCATGAATGGCCGGGACCACCGGGGTTAGTTGTTGCTCGCATGAAAATGGGCAAATCACTAGCAGGAGTACGCAAGCGAGAACGCATGTAATTCCATGCAAACGGAGTAGACCACTGCGTTAATTCGTCAAAACCAATCCAGCTAAACGCCAATCCTTGATATCGAAGTACATCCTCGTCTCTATCTAGATATGACATCCACAATCTTGCACCAGATGGCGCTTGCCACTGCATCTTTCTTTCGCTCCACTTAATACCGGGGTATATCTGTGGATAAATTTCTTGGCTTTTCCAGATAAGTTCTCTTAGTTCCTCTGTTGTATGGCGTAAGAGAAGGCCAGAAAATTGAGGGTGGCCCAAGTAGCGTAAAGGGTCAGCCAACATTGCATATGACTTACCGCCCCCTGCTGCGCCGCCATATAACACTTCTCTTTCATTAGCTGCCAAGAATGATGTTTGCGGTCCTGCGTTGGGTTTAAAGATGACATTTTGTGTTTGCTCTTGCTCTTTAATGCTCTCTGGTTGGATTGAAACTATTGATGGCTTTCCAGATGTCTGATTCAAAGAACTCTGGGGGCTTTGTGCCGATTCTTTCTTCGTATTGTTCCGCTTTCTGGAGGGCTTTTTGATATTTCCGGGCAATGTTGCGGTACGTTGTAGACTTTCTTTTGTGGGATTGCTCACTTTTTATTCTTTTTGATAAACCAACATGAGAAATGGGGCGTCCAGTTAGTGTTGTTAACCAATTAGCCACTTCCCGTAATGAATATTGCTTTAAATGCTTCTTTGCTTGTTCCAAAGCTTCAAGTTCTGAAGGAATTGGAATGAGCCATTCATCATCTTTATGTTCAACTTTATATCCAAACGGAATTGTTCTGCTTATCCTTGGTATTTTAACGTATTCTTTGTTTTTAGGTTGAGGCAATATCCACTTCCCCAGTCCTCGCTCAGCCATAACACTCCTTAGTCTTCTGAAACATCCTTAGTTGGCAATATCATAACACCATTAGTGCTTTCAACTTGCACTTTTTCTGTTTTAGTAAAGCCAGCCCTGTCTAGCATGTCTTTAGCAGCGTTAAGCTTTTCTTTAATTCCCAATTCTGTAGGAGAAACAATACCGCTAACAATTGCTGCTGCTGCTCTAGGCGCATTCATAGCAATGTATAGCTGTGTAGCTTCAGCAATTTCATCTTTTAAACCACTAACAACTTCTCTGGTGCTGTAGTCTTGAGTATATCCAGCAAGTTGCTTAGCAATTAGCGGATTGCCGCCAGCTTCATCAAATAATACGGAAAGAAACTTTTTTTGTTTCTCATTAAGTTCCCTAGCCATGTCTCATTCCTTTAAGCGTGATAGCAAGCCTTGCGCGTTTAGCAGTTTTTCCACCACCTTTTGCAGCTTTTTCCAAAAGTTTTGTAGGAATTGTTTCATCTTTTTTCATTTTTAAAGTTTTACGCAAAGCACCGGGTTTTTCAATAGCGTCTTCAATCCAATTTTTCTTAGTAGCCACTTTCTTTCCTTAATTAACCACAGAATATTCTTCTTCAACGCGAAGAGTAATATTAACAGAACTGTTTGCACTAGCCAATCCTGTAAGTTTATCTCCTGCTTGAAGAATAAGAGGATCTGTAATTTGAATAGTGCTATTAGCTGGTAACACACTATTAAAAAACAAACTGTATGTTACTGCATCTGTTGCTGAATACCATTGTAAAGTAAAAGTAACATTATTACTAGTGACATTAGCAATAATAATTGAATCTATAATAGAAGTAAAACTATTAGGAACAGTATAAATATCTTGACTAGATGTAGTCAATACTTTTCCTAGTGTTTTGGAGCGTACTGATGGCATGGCTTATCCAACTTTCCAATTAGTACCATCTGAATATACAGGGATAGCTACTGAGCCACCCCCTACAACTGTTGTTCCAAATGTAGAAGATAGAGCGTCAGTGACAAACGCCCTAGTTCCTTTTCCATAAGATGATGCACTTGGCAGTGTAGCAACTGTATAAACAGTAAAGCTAATGTTGTCAGTATATAGACGTTGAAAATTGTTTGTAACTGATGGGTAAATACTAATCATTTAGACAAACTTGTTAATAACACCTTTCATTGGCTTCTTTTTAACAACGCCGCCTTTAGCCATTCCAAGCCCCATTCTTTTTGCTTCTTCTCCAGACAGCATTCTTGCACCACCACCTGTACTACCGGCTGGTAATTGTTTTGCTTGTAAAGTAGAAGTTGTTGTGTTGCCGACTCCTCTTGCATTAGCCATTGCAGCTTGTTGTGCAGCATTACCTACTGTTTGTCTAAGTGCTTGTTGAGTAGCCCTTGCAGCTTGTTGATTAGCTCGAGTTAAATTAGCCCTTTCCCTTGCAGCTTGTTGTCGATCGGACTGATTTTTATTAGCTTGCATAAGTGCTTGTTGAGTTTGTTGTTGTCTAGCATTCATTGGCTGACCACCACCACCTTCATCAGCATAACCACCAAAAGCCATTTTCTTTTCTTTCTTTTCCATTTTTGGCGACTCTTTCTTTTCATGCTTCATCATAGCAGTTTTTGAAGCATATTTCTCTTTGCCGCCATATTCTTTAATAGGTGCAGATACTTTTCCACCTTTAGCCATTTTGCCTACACCATCAGCGGCAAAACTAGGAACCATTTTTCCGTCTTTTTTAACCATAGCCATACCGCCACTTGCATATCCCATTTTTCCACCTTTAGCCATTTTCTTTGTTGGGGAAAACCCAATCATAACAGCCATTGCTGGCTTTGCTTTTGCTTTTGCTTTTGATGCCATGTCTATCTCCTAAAATTATTTCTTAGCTTTTTGCGCTGGCTTTACTGAAGCACCGCAATTAGCATACACCACACCACCTTTTCTAAAACCAATATCTTTTAACGTCATTTGTCTAAATTCGTCATCTCTAGCTAGTTTTTTATCTTCATCACTAGCGGGAAGATCTCTAGTAATTCCATAAAGTTCTTTTCTTAGTTCTTTAATCTTTACAGCATTATTTTCAATCTCTTGTTCTTTCATGTCCATGAGTTTATTGTATGCTTTTCCCATGTCTTTCTTTTCTTTTGCTGAAGAAAATACATTACCTCCCATGCGATTAGTTGAATCGCCAATACTTTTTCTATATTCTTTTTTAAGTTTTTCTTGTTCTGTTACTAGCTCATTAAGCCTTTCCCACTTTTTCATGATATTTCCTTAAATTATTTAGGCTTCTTCATAAACTTTCCCATATCAATAGAGTTATACTGCATTGGTTGAGAAGTGCGATTGCCGTTATGCGCTTTTGGCTTTGCTTTAACAAAACCACCTTTAGCAAGAGCGCCAGAAGATTCATCACCATTATCTAAAGTAGCATTTTTGTATCTATTACCCACGCTAGTAACAAAATCTTCTTCAAATCTTTTGTTAAATGCACTAACAGATTCTTCTTTTAAACGAGTAGTAATTTCTGTTCCTTTAAAAAAGAAAGTTTTTTCACCAGCTTCTCTAGCTTTAGCAAAAGCTTTTTCAAAATCGCTAAGTGTTTTTTTAGCTTTTGGAGCAGACATGTCTCTAACTTTATTAGCCAAAGAACCGCCGTTATCTTCACTAGTACTAGCTTGTCTAGAAGAAGATGTCGGCTCATCAGCTTTGTTAGCTTTGTTTGGTTCTTTAACTTCATTCCTATCCATCAAAGCAATGGCAGCAAGTCCACCAGCACCAGCAATACCACCAGCAATAGCTGCTGCTTTTCCACCACCAGAAGAACCAGCCGTTCTTGATCCGGCTCTAAGAGTTTTATCTTCTAGCTTAGCAGCCCCTACAACGTCTGCCATGCCCATATCTTTCTCGCCCCTACTCCTTACCCCTGCTGCTGTCTCTGCGAGGCTTGTACGGCGTGATAGAGCGTTGCTACTACCTTCTTCACCTTTAGTAGCAAGTCTGCTCCCAGATCTAACAGAAAGAGCACCACCTTCCATAGCTTCTCTTGCTGCCTTTCCACTTTCTTGTTCATACTTTCCAGAAAACTTTCCATAAGTTTGACGAGGCTGAAAATCTTCTAGATTGAGTTCGTTGGCGGCAGAGGTTTTGCTACCAGCAACTTTGCCAGTAGAACCTTTTACAAGATTAACTGCTTCTTCATTAGCAGCTTTTCTACCACCCTTCTTTACAATCTCTTTTCCACCAACAGTAAGCAAACCCATGTCTATCTCCTAAAAATTATTTATTTACCAAATGTTTTTTTCTGCGAAGCTGGAGGTTGTTTAACATCTCCATCTTTTTTCCAAAGCTGTTTGTCAGCCCAATATGCTGCTGACATCTTGCCTTTGGCTATGTTTTTTCCATGTCTACTTTTAAAAGCTGCTCTAGCTTCTGGGCTGTAGTTATGCCCCATTGAGGAATCGCCGAAGTGGATGAGTTTAACTTTTTCCCCTTCTTTGGCTAACACCATACCAACCTTTCCTTCACGGTCGGATTTGATTGGCTTGTTATAACCCGGAAACGTCTTACCGTGGTAGTCGATTGGCACTTTTTCCCCTTTTTTCTATAACAAAAAAAAACTATACATTCTTTCCTAAATAGACATGTCTTTGTTCTTTCCAGCCTTCCATTCGCATGGCTTCTTCTATAACATCTAAAGGAAAGAAATAGCCACTCTTACTTTCCAGTGCAGCTCTAACAAAATAAACATCACTATGCGGTAGATGTATTTTTGTTTCTTTTCCTTCATGCAATAGTTTATATGCTTCTGAAACAACAGAATATGGAAAAACAAAAGCTTCTCCTGTTTGTTCTACTTCTTTTCTTGTTCTGAATATTTTTTGTTGTTCCATTATAATGATCTATGTAGGTTGCTGTCAGCATAACATCAGCATATAAAAATGTATAAAATAATTATTCAATTTTACAGAATGATATTGTCTACATCAACTATGTAGATGTTATAGTAAAAAGAAAGGGTTGTGTAGTAAAGACTTTCCAGAATGTCTCATTTATACAACAAAGGCAATAGATATGTGTTTTCCAAATAAGAATTGTTCTCATTTACATTGTTTCATGTGAAACATTTTGTTGTGTTGCCGACACCATAGACACTAGCAAAAATGCAAAGTGGTTAACAAGTCAATTTTACCCTTCTGTGTACGATGGCATATACATATAGCGCCCATACCCCCGGTGGCCCACGCGCCCCCTAGCCGTAGTATACATTAGAACGATACTAAAGTTAATTACGATTGCTTATGGAAAAGATAACTATCATGCGATAAAGTATGATGCAGTGCGTCATAATCATTCTAGCAGCACTCACTATGCTGTGTCGCAACATCGTACCGCTGAGCATAATCATTCTTCGGAGCAACATCATTCTGCTACTGATAAGCATAAAAATATAGTTATATAAAACAACATTATTCTAGGGAATATTACAACTGTGTTGCAATGTAGTGAATAGGTCAACGCTATCATCCTAAACTTTAGCACTACCCCCACCCCATTCGTTCCAATACCTATAACGAAAAATGCCTAGCACACTATCGTCATCTTCACCATAGGGAAAACCCTATATTGACAGTAAAGCTTGCATATGCATTCCAGCACTCATTCTAGCAGATAGAACGAAAAAACATACCAAAAAATAGCATGAAAAACCCGTCAATCGCTCTACAACAATCGAACCCGATCTAGTGGCTACCCTACCCTTCACAATCCCGAAAATCGCTCCTGCGTCGTTCTACGGGGTTTTAGAGGCATAGGGTTTACCCTTAAAATAGTAACAAAAAACAGCATGGTAAAGCCTAAACTCATTATACAAAATTACTAACTATAAGCTCAGGAA